CTAGGAGATTTGTTATAAATAAACTTGTACATAAAATTAGTAATTGAATGAAGTCGTTCAGCGATTTTAAAAAGGTACGTGAGACTGTCAAGCATCAAGATGTGCGGGACAGATACTACCGTGAAGAAATATACAAAGAAGGTGAGTGGGTACTCACTGAAAAAGATCAAGTAGGTAAGATCATCAGACGTGGTGTTAACTATGTGATCTGTGTGACCGCTGAAGCAACTAAGTTTCGTACGTGGGTCAAGGATATCAAAGAGGTATTCGAGATCGGTACTGATGCTTATAGACAATATGTTATGTCCTTGACACCTGGTCAGAAGGTACAGAAACCTGAAGGCACAGTAAAGGTCAAGCAAATCATACCAACCGACCCCAAAAAAGATAAGATGGACAACCATGAATCCGTAGACTACGTTCAGTCTGCTGTAGAAGCTTTACACAAAGACCTTAAAAGGGAGTGGCGTTTTGACAAGTCACCTGGTAAACTAGGTAACAGAGATGTCAAGGGCGTTGGTGCCAAGGGTGTAGGAGGAGGTGATGCTCCTGGTATGAAACTCGCTGAACCTAAGGGTACAGAGGGTGCTCCTAAAGTTAAGAAGCCTAAACATGCTTGTGCTACTAAGGTAGAACATGCTGAGTGGGGTAAGGGAGACTGTATGACTGAGATGCATACTCTGGATGAAGAAGGTAAGGTAACACATTACGATGTAATGTTTGAGCATGGACTAGAGAAGAACGTAGCTGTTCCTACTCTTAACATACTTGATGAAGCCATACATGAGCACGTGATCAATCACGATAAGAATAAAGAAGTAGTAGAGCATCACGAGAAGGATAAGGACGGTAAGACAATTCCACATGAGGTGGATGAAGGATTTAAAGGTAAGAAGAAGAAGAAAGTTAAGGAGTCATTTAAGAACTGGAGACTCACTGAAAAAAAGTAGTCGGCCCTGTTGAGATCATGCCTACCATCGATGATGCTGATGGTCAGCAACCTCACCTAAAGGGCAACCAGAAGATGCCTAAGAAAAAGAAAGAGAAAGTAGAGTCAGCATGTAACTGGACTAAGAAAGGAGACGAGTGTCCTGTTCATGGTACCAAGGAATGTCCTGAGGTGAGATAATGGGACTACCTGAGATTCCCCATGATGATTGGTTTCCACCCACGTATACGAACCCCCTAGATTCTATGCCAATAGCTACTCATAAAGGTGAACCTAACAGGGACGATGGTCCTGAGTGGAGTACTGAAGAGATCAGAAACTCTTGGATAGATGCTGCTGAGAAAGGTTACGATGATGTAGTAGAGGAAGGTATACATGAGAAGATGTATAAACTTGCTACCGAGAGTGGGAAGCATACAATAGGTGGGTCTGAAAACATTCAATGAGAAAAATTTGGTACGAAGATAGGTTGACACACCTCTCTTCATTTCGTAATCTTAAATTACATCACGAAGAAATCATAAGAGAAGTCCTTGCGTTCGTTGAGTTCAACAAGGAAATATTTGATGAATGGATCATGGACAAGTGGGTCGATGATCGTAACATAGGTAGAGTCCAACTCTGGGATGGAGCATGGAGAGTCATACCGTTTCCTATTAATGCTGTAGGTCCTACGGCAGTAGATGGTGACTACCAACTCAGTGAGATGGTAAGTTTTACTAAGCTATTCAATACCTCATTGGATGAGGTCAAGAGGATTGGACCAAAGATATATAAAAGTTTTGTTGACCTATGTCCTAAGACTGCTGAGTATATTAAGGATGACATGGACAATAAGTTCTTAAAGTCTGCTACCATCAGTAGGTTATCACCAGGTACAAAGATCAATCCACATAAGGGTGACCTAGATTCGATGAGACTACACTTCCCTGTGGTCACTGACCCCGAAGCATGGCTAAGTGTACGTGGACGTAAGAGAACATGGGAGGTGGGAGATCTCTTTGCATTCCATGACAATGATAAGCATTGGGCTCAGCACAATGGTACTAAGGATCGTATCGTTGTTATATTTGATTACAGTATCGAAAAGTTAGAGGAAGATACAGAATTTGAACTAGAAGATCCCTATATATAAAAGTTATTCCATTGACCATGGGCCTCAAAACAAAAATCAAAGAGACTCTTCTTCCTTTGGCCGTCAAAGTGATAGAAGATGTTGTTAAGAAACTTCCAGACTCGGAAGAGATTGGAGAAAAGATTATAGAAGTGTGCTTAGTTATACTTGCTAAGGCAGTTAAGACAACTAAGACTAACGTAGATGACCAGTTATTTGAACAGGTTGCCAAGGCGTTAGCAGCTAAGAATAAGAAGGGGGAAGTCCCTAGTGCTGACGATGTGTTATGACAGAGTTAGGACTTGATGCATCACAGGAGACAAGAATAACTGTGATGCAACTCAAGATAGAACGTCTTGAGGAAAAACAGGATGAATTAAAAGAGAGATTGAAAGTAGTTGAGAAGTGGGTGATAGGAGCAGCAGCAGTCTTGGCTGCTGGTGTTACCCTCATTGGGTTCTTGACTAATATATCTAAAGCCTACCTATAATAAATAAAATATAGGTATTAAAACACATCGGAGATAACAAACCATGTCCCTTTATGGAAAGGATGACAGCAATGCCAACAAAACTAAAGGTGGCGTGGGAATTGCAGCATCATCACAAACAAAAACAGTCGTCTTTGTTGACGACACAGAAGCACAACTCGCTGAGAATAAAGCTAGAGGGTTGAATGCTCCTGGATGGTGGTCTTATGTGACCTTTACTGACACTCATGGTAAGACACGTTATAAGTCAGAACATTTAGTTACAATTGCTAACCCTGAAGCTAACGCATCTGAGACACAATCAGATGACACAGCTGCCGCAGATATTACTTCAGTAATTACTCCAGGTACAGTTGCTAGTGTAACAACATACGCTCCTGCTGGTGCGGTTGCTACATTCAGTGACAACGGTGCTGCTGATGGATCTAGAACTGCTGGAACATACACAGTAACCAACGCTGCTGGTAACGCATCTGGTACAGGTGCTGACTTCTCAGTTGTAGTTGCTGCTAACGGTGACCCAACAATCACTCAGGTATCTGGTGGTACAGGATATGCTGATAGTGAGACAATAACAATTGCTGACGCATCACTTGGTGGTGGTGGCGGTGCTGCTGTTGTCGTAACTGTAACTGCTGCTGCTACAGCCGCTGCTACATTCACACTGTCTGGAGCATCCTCTACTGGTTCAGGTGCATCACTTACATACCAGTGGCAGAAACAGGAAGGTGGTACAGGTAGCTGGTCTAACCTATCAGGTAAGACATCAGCAAATACTGGATCCCTTACAGGACTTACAGTCGCTGCTGACAATGGTGATAAGTACAGATGTAGAGTCAACAACTCCATTGGTGGTGTTGAGAAGCTAAGTACTGCTGGAACGCTTACTGTAACTGACAGAGCATAATGAATGAACTTCACTGAATTGACCGAGGATAATTATATCCTATTTGCTATTAGACATTATGATAATCCCTCAGCGGTAACGAAGGAAGATTTCTTGGATGATTTGAGACGCTTTAAATATATTAAGCGTCTCATCAACAAGTATCTTAAGAATGGTGAGGTCAAGTTACACTTGCTTCTTAACCATATTATTATTGTATACAATGTTTTTGGTGAGGCTGCTACTCCCCTCTTATTCTTTAAGATGGACAAGGAGTACTGGTCTATTATAAAATCCATAATGGTATTTCTAGGACGCTATCCCGATGTGGAAACAGATAGTCTAAAAGAAATTTTAATTAACCACAAGATCATCAAGGAGTTGAAGCAGATATGATGGGTACATTCGGCGGTAACGTTGGTCCTATCAACACCCCGACCACTGGTCAGGGTGCTATTGCTGGCTTTGATCCTGTACTGAAGTTCTCTAGACGTGCTACTAAGTCTCGCAAGAAGAAGGAGTCAGCAGGTAAACAATGGGAACATCGGAGGGATGATCCATCCTACATAGATGGTAGGAGTAAACAAGCACGTAAACTTATTAAGCGTCTCGCTAAACGGAAAAAGAAAATGACTGAAGAATTTCTAGCTGAAGGAGGCGAAGCCACCAAACAAGCATACAAGTTCCTTTCTCAACGCCGTAAGGTACAGAAGAAACAGGAGAGGGAGAAGCGTGCTGCCAATAGGAAGCAGGAGATTCAAACCATATCTCGTGCCAAGGCATCTGATTATCAAAAGAAATCAAAAGATAGAATGAAGAAGGTTGCTCAATCAGCATCCAAAGATACTAAGAAGGAAGCATATGATGGCTTAGGAGTGTTGGATCTCATCTGTCAACAGGTTACTGAGAACCACGAGAAGCCTACCACATACTTCTTCTACGATGACACTGAATTAGAATTGACAGTTAAAGAAGCAGCATATATTGTAGTTAAATTTAATGAATTAAGTGAGGAGAACAGGGATGGTTTCATTGAATCTCTCGGACAAACAAGCAGATTTGTTTCAGATTTCATCGAACTGTAAGTTTGGTAGGTTAATAGAAGTACTGGATCCTCTAGAGAGGGGCAGGTTAGAACGAGAAGTAGATAGTTTAAATAAAATATGGCTCAATAGGAGTACATGTGAACCACGTGTACCCTTTTGGACTCTTGGTGCTGTCACATACTTGGAAGGGTGTGACGATATACAGAAGTACCACAAGCACAAGACAGCAGTCAATCCAATCCTGAAGAAGAAGTTCTCATGGATGTATGAGATTCTCTGTGCCAGGCTATCGGAAGAGTTGGGTGACCCCTGTGAAGTAGATTCCATGCTTGGTCTACCTGGCTTTCATATCTTTGGGAAGAGAGGTATGGACAATAGAGAGTGTAGGTTGATGGAACAACCACTTGCTAGTATCCATACAGATATACAATACAAAGAGCACAGTTGTTATTGGAAGTGCTTTGATGAGGTAGACTTTGATAACCCACTGTCATTTACACTAACAGTTACACTACCTACTAATGGTGGTGGTCTATACATATGGGACTGGGCAAACTTTGATCAGAAGATGATCGATGAGTTTAATTTCCAGAGTAATGATGAGAAGATAGATGTACTAAACAATAAGTATCTGTGGGAGAATGGTTCTGTACCTAGGTATGAACCTACCTATGAACCCCTCATGGAGAGTTATGTTGAGGGTAATATGATATACTTTATAGGTCCTATCGTACATCAGATAGCACCTGCTAAGAACTGTCATCCTAATGATCGTAGGATAACATTACAAGGACATGGATTAAAATGTGATGGTGTCTGGAGGTTATATTTTTGAACTTAGGTATTGTAGAGGTACTCAATGAAGAGGAAGTACGTAAGGTAAAGGAGGATGTCTTTGGTTGTAGAACTATCTGGAAGGAGAGAACCAATTGGCACCCTAGGAATGATGATGGTAATAATATAGAGGACATAGAAGACTATGTACACTACTCTACTCTAGGTGCTACCCTATACATGGATGCCTCTGACAATGGGTGGGAATACTATGAGAAGCATAAGAATATAACCAATAAGGTACTCAACATGAAGTTCGGTTGGGTCTACCATAAACTAATAGAAGCACTCACCCCACACATAGGAGTATGTGGTTACGAGGGTGAGTTAGCATTGCCAGGCTTTCACATCTATGAGTTTGATGCTAACTCTAGTCCAAGGAAACATCACAGGTGTCTCCACCTTGATGGTCAGTTTGTATACGCTCTCAAGTTTCTTAAGAAGAAGTACGGTAAGTGTATAGACATCTCTGAACCCCTCTCTTTTACCTTTACTATTACTAGACCATCCAGAGGTTCAGCGATAGCATTCTGGGGTCTTCCAGAGGCACTACAGAGGGACTCAGAGGAGTATCAGAAGAAGTATCCACACCCTATCATTGACAGGTATCAGAACCTAGAATATGTGAAGTTGATCCGAGAGCAACATGCTATTGAGAGACCATGGAAGTATGGTTTATTCAAGGCAGACTGTGGTGATTTGGAGCAGTATATACCTAAGGTATTCTCCCATACACCAGGCAATTCCTTCTTCTATACAGGTAAGATCATGCATCAGATGATACTAGGGGATCAGTTTCGGACAGGTGACACACGCATCACACTACAGGGTCATGGTCTAAAGATTAACGGAATCTATAGACTCTTCTGGTAGGTATAAATAACATCATGGAAAATGTTAACTCAGCTATCATAGAAAGACTAGAACGTGTCGTAGTTGAGCTTCAACAGAACTCAAATAAGATGGGCCAACTGCTGGCAGTTCATAATGAGAAGCTTGACAAGCAGGATAGAATAGATGGTGTACTCTTCGAGAAGATAGAGAGTGTCCACCGTGAGGTTAACAGACAAGCATTAGACATCAAAGCAGGATGCGAGAGAGATATAAAGAAGGTCGATGATCGACTACAAGTAATGGAGAAGAAGATGTGGAGTATATTTGGAGCACTAGCAGTCATATCATTTGTGGTTAGCCCTGTGGGACAGAAACTTATCCGTCCACTGTTGACAGATACAGCACCACCTGTTAGGATGATACCATCAGATATGATTTCATGAGATGTCCATTGATACTCTATACGTACATAGAATTTCATCTCAATTAAATCAGTTCAAGAAAAAATCTAACGGAGTATTCAACTTCCGATGTCCTTACTGTGGTGATTCACAGAAGCATAAGAACAAGGCAAGGGGATACTTTTTTAATCGTAAGGGGGATCTCGTCTTCAAGTGCCACAACTGTGGTCTGGGCAGATCCTTTTCTAATTTCTTGAAGGAACAGGCACCCTCAATCTATGACATGTATGTCATGGAGAAGTACAAGGAGGGGTTGACAGGTAAGCATCGTAGCGTACCCAAACCTAAGTTTAATTTTGAGAAGCCAACATTCAAACGAACTGTAAACCTCGAACGGATATCTTCTCTAAATAAAAAACATCTGGCAATGGAATATGTCACGAGAAGACGACTTCCAACTAGGAAATTAGATCTGTTATACTATTGTCCTAACTTTAAAGAGTGGACAAACACACACAAACGGACCTTTACATCTGTTAAAGATGATGAGCCACGTATTATCATTCCTCTTAATGATAAGCATGGTAGTCTCATAGGGTTTCAGGGTAGAGCATTAGATTCTACCAAGATGAGGTACATTACAATCATGCTTGAGGAGGATGCTCCTAAAGTATTTGGACTTGATATTATTAATGAACGTGAAACAATCTACATCGTCGAAGGACCATTCGACTCGCTTTTCTTGGACAATTCCGTTGCGATGGCTGGGTCCGATCTTAATCCTCGGACGTTTGGTTGGAGCGATTATATTTACGTTTATGATAACGAACCTCGCAACCAACAAATCATCGACAGAATCTCCAAGTCAATCGACAACGGAGATAAGGTAGTGATATGGCCACGTGGTATTGAACAAAAAGATATTAATGATATGTTCAATGCTGGCATAGATGTTAAAGATGTGGTACAATCTAATGTGTACCAAGGACTAGAAGCAAAGTTACAACTAAACAACTGGAAAGTATGAGCAACGGTATTAAAGTACAGAAGAGAGACGGTACAGTAGAACGTATCAATCTTGAGAAAGTACACAAGATGGTAGAGTTTGCCTGTGAAGGACTCGCTGGTGTCTCAGCATCGCAGGTAGAAATCAACAGTGGTTTACAATTCTTTGATGGGATTGAGACCGCAGACATCCAAGAGATACTTGTCAGGTCAGCAAGTGATCTGATCACTGAAGAGAATCCTAACTATCAGTACGTTGCTGCTAGGTTACTACTCTTTGGTTTAAATAAATCAGTCCATGGACATCCAGAGGATCTTCCACACCTTGCTAAACACATAGAGAAGTGTATTAAGAAGGGTGTCTATGACTCATCTCTTGCTAAAGCATACACAGCAGAGGAGTGGGATAAGATAAACGGATTCATTGACAGTGGACGTGACTATCTCTTTACATACGCTGGACTTAGACAGGTTGTAGATAAATATTTGGTACAAGATCGTAGCACTGGTATACATTTCGAGACACCTCAGCAAATGTATGTTATGATTGCTGCAACACTATTTCAAAATTACCCAGTAGAAAAGAGGTTAGATTATGTCAGACGATACTACAACGGAATCAGCAAGCACCGAATCAACATCCCGACCCCAGTCATGGCGGGGGTACGGACCCCAATTCGTCAATTTGCATCTTGTGTTCTGGTTGATATTGATGACACCCTCGATAGTATCTTTAGCTCTGATGTGGCTATTGGCAAATACGTTGCACAGAGGGCTGGTATCGGTATTAACGCAGGACGGATCCGAGGGATCAACAGTCGAATCCGTGGCGGCGAAGTACAACACACAGGTGTGGTCCCCTTCCTCAAAAAATTTGAGAGCACTGTCAGATGCTGTACTCAGAATGGCATCAGGGGTGGATCAGCAACTGTCCACTTTCCTATCTGGCACCAGGAAATCAGAGACATCCTCGTCCTCAAAAACAACAAAGGAACAGAAGATAACCGAGTAAGAAAACTTGACTACTCTATACAGATTTCTAAGATCTTTTACGAGAGATTTATTAGCGATAGTAATATTAGTTTGTTCTCTCCACACGATGTCCCTGGTCTCTACGAGGCATTTGGAACACCGAAATTCGACGACCTCTACACCAAGTATGAAGCAGATGATTCCATCCCCAAGCAAACAATAGGGGCACAGGATCTCATCTTAGATCTACTTAAGGAGAGAGCAGAGACAGGTCGTATCTATATCATGAACATCGATCACTGTAATGAGCACTCCTCATTCAAGGACAAGGTTAACATGAGTAATCTTTGCCAAGAGATCACTCTACCTACTGATCCTATCAATCACATCGATGATGCTGATGGAGAGATAGCACTGTGTATATTATCTGCTATCAATGTAGGTAAGATCAATAGACTAGAAGAGTTTGAAGAACTATGTGACCTAGCAGTCCGAGGACTAGAGGAACTGATTGACTATCAACAGTACCCTGTTGCTGCTGCTAAACGTAGCACACTAGCACGTAGGTCATTAGGTATAGGATACATTGGACTAGCACACTACCTTGCTAAGAATAAGGTTAAGTATGATGACCCTCAAGCATGGAAGTTAGTTCATGAATTGACTGAGGCATTCCAATACAATTTGTTAAGAGCATCAAACCAGATAGCACAAGAGAAAGGACCATGTTCAGCATTTGATCGTACCAAATACTCTGATGGTATACTTCCAATAGATACATATAAGAAGGATGTCGATGACATCGTTCCTCATGAGCTTAACTATGATTGGGATAGTTTACGGACATCTATCGCCACCTACGGTCTTAGGCACTCAACATTGTCCTCACAAATGCCTTCGGAGAGCAGCTCCATTGTGTCAAATGCAACCAATGGAATCGAGCCACCTAGAGACTACTTGTCCGTTAAAAAATCAAAGAAAGGACCGCTTAAGCAGATTGTTCCGGGGTTTCCCCACTTAAAGAACAGTTACACATTGCTGTGGGATATGCCTAGTAACGAGGGTTACATCAAGGTGACCGCAGTGATTCAGAAGTTCTTTGATCAGGGTATCAGTGGTAACTGGTCATATAATCCAGAGCATTACCCTGACAACGAGATACCTACGTCTGTAATGGCACAAGATCTACTCACTACATATAAGTTAGGGTGGAAGACTTCTTACTATCAGAATACATATGATGCTAAGAAAGATGTTGATGAACCTGCTCATCCAATTGGATGGAAGGACGATCAACCTGAAGATAAGACTACCTATCTCAACAATCTAATCAACAATATAATGACAAGCGATGAAGAAGCCTGTGAGTCCTGTACAATTTAGAGGAGAAGATCCTCGCATCAGTGGAGTAACAGTATTCAACACACGAGATGTTGATACTGCGAAGCAACCAATGTTCTTTGGGCAGCCACTGGGTGTCCAAAGGTACGACAAGTATAAGTATCCTGTGTTTGATAAGCTAACGCAGCAACAGTTGGGTTACTTCTGGAGACCTGAGGAGGTCTCACTCCAGAAGGATCGTGCTGATTACCAGACACTACGACCAGAACAGAAACATATATTTACAAGCAACCTGAAGTATCAAATCTTACTTGATAGTGTTCAGGGTAGGGGTCCAGGTATGGCATTCATTCCTTGGTGTTCCTTGCCAGAACTGGAGTCTTCCATGCTGGTCTGGGAATTCATGGAGATGATTCATAGCAGATCTTATACATATATTATTAAGAACGTTTACCCTGATCCCTCTGAAGTGTTTGACAAAATCCTAGATGATGCTAGGATACTATCACGTGCAGAATCAGTAACACATGCTTACAACGACCTCATTAACGAGGCTCAAGTCTGGGGTACAGGAAACCTTTGGAAACCAGACAGCAAGGAATCATTCCTATCCCAGTATGAACTCAAAGAACTCAAAAGAAAATTATACCGTGCCATCATCAATGTTAATATTCTTGAGGGCGTTAGGTTCTATGTCTCCTTCGCTTGCTCGTTTGCGTTTGGTGAGCTCAAACTTATGGAAGGATCCGCTAAAATTATCTCTCTTATCGCCAGAGATGAAAGCCAACATCTTGTCCTTACTCAACAGATCATCAAGAAGTGGCAAGAAGGAGACGACCCCGAAATGGTTGCTATCGCAGAGGAGGAAAGGGAACATACCATAGACATGTTCAAGAAATGTGTTGAAGAAGAGAAGGAGTGGGCAGAATATTTGTTTAAAGATGGTAGCATGATAGGCTTGAATGATAAATTACTATGTCAATACGTAGAGTTTATTGCTAACCGTAGACTAAGATCACTAGGACTTGATCCTCTCTATGATATACCCATGAGAAATAATCCTTTACCTTGGACAGAACACTGGCTCAATAGTAAGGGACAACAGAACGCACCGCAAGAGACTGAGATAGAATCGTATGTAGTGGGTGGTATCAAGCAGGATGTAGATAAGAAAACGTTCTCAGGATTTACTTTATGATTTTTTGGATTGGATTCACCCTCATGTTTTTCAATGAAGGGTTTGTTATGATGAGACATGTGTCACCTTTCTTTTCTAGACTTAGAGATAAGGTTATGAAGAAGCTAGGTGATAAATGGTGGTGGAGAATACATGGCACCTTGGATTGGTTATGGATATCATTAGTAACTTGTGGACTGATAGTTAACTCTAGTAGAGTTCTACATATAGTAGTATTGATAACCTTCTGGACATTGGCATGGTTAATATTTTACTTACCGAGATGGATTAAAAACTAATGCTTTTCTTAATAGGAATAATGTCATTCGCAAACTTTGTGTTCTATCCATTAGTGATAGGTGCACTCGTTGCTGTGATCATAGAACAGATACTTAGAGCAAGGGGTAGTGAAGACGAGCCTGCTGATGTAAAGAAAGTGTTCGTTGCTATGGGTATTAGAAAGTACCTATTCAGACAGGCATGGATCTTTAATATAATATGGTTCGTAGGATACTTTATCCTCATGCTTACCATAGGTAGGCAACAACCACAGGCAATGCCTGACATGCTCTGGCAAGGATGATGGAACTAACAGACAAGAATGTTAATGATGTCTTAGATGAACTCCGTCCTTACATTGAATCAGATGGAGGGTACCTTGAGTTTGTTGCTATAGATTATCTTAAGGATGGTCCTATTGTTATGGTAAGAATGCTTGGTGCTTGTGTTGGGTGTGCTATGAGTGCTCAGACATTAACAATGGGTATTGAACGTAAGATACAAGAAGTCTGGCCAGAAGTCACTCAGGTTATAAGTGTATGATTTTACCAGGCACTACAGTTACAATTAAGAATCCTACCTCTATCTACAGTGGGTATGTTGGATTTGTTCAGAGGATTAGTGGTACTAATGCAGCAGTTCTCTTTGATAACTATTCTCCTTGGGAGAAGATGATTACATTTCCTATAAAAGATTTACATGAAGGAGGAGAGTTACCAACATGACATATATTATGGAGGGTAAGGTCAAGACACTTTTTGGTACTGACAAACCCGATCAACTTTTGATACAGTTTGAAGACAAAGTAACAGCAGGTAATGGTAGGAAGGTAGACTTCCCTGAGGATAAGGGTGCTATCTGTTGTGAGATCTCTAAACTATTCTTTGAGTACCTAGACAGAGAACATGTATGTGCTACACACTACCTAAGTATGCCTACGCACAGAGCATTGTGTGTTAAGAAGCTTAAGATTATACCAGTCGAAGTTATCCTTAGGAACATAGCAACAGGTGGTATTTGTAGGGACTCACCTATAGAAGAAGGTACAAGGTTTAATCCACCTCTAGTTGAGTTCAACTACAAGTGTGATGAGAAGAATGATCCCTTGTTAACTGATGATAGAGTCAGTCTGATGGGGTATGATCCTAAGACATTCAGACGTAGAGCAACTGAATTGAACTTCCACTTCCAGAAAATATTTGGACAGATGGGACTGACAGTAGTAGATTATAAGTTAGAGTATGGTGTGGATGATAAAGGTCATCTGTTCCTTGCTGATGAACTGTCACCTGATAACTTTAGACTGTGGAAGGATGGTAAGAGTTTCGATAAAGATCTCTTCAGAAAAGACGAAGGTAATATAGTAGATGCTTATAGATATATACTTACGAACCTTAAGGAGATACTAGAATGATTACCGAATGGGACGAGAGTAATTGGAGAGAGGAATCTATTCCTTATTACACTGGTAAACAAGAAGAGTTACTTAGGAATGGACCTAAGAGTCTTGCTCAATCGTGGCAGATGGGAGCAATGTATAATGAATGGAAGAAAAGAAATGGTTATAAGACACCTGAACCACCTGATTGTTCATCTAGTCTGTCAGAATTCTACTCTAAGGAGAAAGAATACTTAGCAGAGCATGACGGATAGGTATATTAGAGACTACTGGTATGATCATGATGGATGTGACAAGATCATTGATATGTTTAAGGTTGCCCATGGAGAAGGGTTAACTGAACCAGGTAAGGTAGGAGGTGGTGATAAGTCAGACATAAAACCAGAGAGAAAGGATAGCATGGAGGTATCCTTTGAAGATGTATGGCAGGGTGTCATAGGTGATGATGTCTGGGGTCTCCAAGATTATATGAACTGGATCACAGTATGCTATAATGATTATTGGGATCACTTTGAACTTCCACCACCCATAGGTATTAGAACTCTACCCCAAGTACAGTACTATAAACCTGGAGGTGGATTCTTTTTCCCACACATCGATGCTGAAGCAGAGGTGATGTCACGTGTGTTAGTCTACATAACATACTTAAATGATGTACCTGATGGTGGTACTATCATGGTCAACAATGACATGACAATCAGTGCTAGGAAAGGTAAGACAGTTATATTTCCAGCAGGTATCACACACAAGCACGTGGGTGAGATCAGCCAGACACAAGAGAAATATATATGTACTGGTTGGGTAGAATGGTTGCCACAATAGCACAGCGGTAGTGCAGGGCTTTTGTAAAGCCAAGGTCGGCGGTTCAAATCCGTCTTGTGGCATCAAAAAAAGTCGAAAAAAAATTCGGGAAATTTTTTCCGTGTAGGGTTTTTTAAGTTTTGTATCAACTAATACAGCAGTGCTTGACTATATACTATGGATGTGTTAGCATATCCTTATCGTTCAACCCCATAAGGGGTCGCAAGTAAGCCAACTCGGAACGGATCGTTCATTCCCTCTAGTGGGGGACGCATAAGTTGACTAAAGGAACGGATTAAAAACCCAACTACTTTAGGAGTAATCCAATGGCACAAGTTACTTATCGAGGTATCCGATATGATACTGAGAATCGTCCAGACCAGTCACCTAAATCTATAGAACGTGTGGAAGTTTACAGAGGTGTAAAATTCCATGTCACTAAGGATGGCACCAAGCGTGTCATGACTGCAGTCTAGAACTAACTCTTAATTTCCATCCCCGCTACATATAGTAGTCGGGGATATTTTTATGGAGAAAAGGAGACTGAAGCAGCTACTCGAACAGTTGGAAGAAGTCCTAGCAGAACTTAAAGTTGAAGTATATTCCGACAGGAATAACAGTAGTGACGATGGGTTCTATGATGATGAAGAAGGATACCAAGAATGAAACAACTAAACAAACTGATGAAGGAAGTTATGAGAACCCCTGGACCTATCAGGGTACAACTTTTACTTCTAATGACATTAACGATTTCTTCGGTTACGTCTACCGTATTACAAATAACGAATCGGGTAGGCAATACATCGGAAGAAAGTATTTTACACAGCGTAGAAAGCCTAGAAGTGGGAAAGGGAAACGGAGGGTTACGTCTGAGAGCGACTGGAAGAACTACTACGGAAGTTCTGCAGAACTTAAGACCGATGTTAAATCTCTTGGAAAATCCAACTTCAAGAGAGAAATTATCTCACTTCACACCACCCTTGGAAAGGTAAACTACGAAGAGACAAGACAACTTTTTCTAAATAATGTACTCACTGAACATATAGATGGAACTCCTGCCTATTACAACAGTAATATACTGGGCAGGTATATGAAAAAAGATTATTTTAAACCTGATGTTGACTGACGAAGAACTACAAATCATATATGAATGGGGTATGACAACTGAGTTGCCTTATCGTAAGGCACCGACAGCAGAAGGATATTCCAACCAACCTATAGATATGTGCTGGTTGAAAGGAACCAGAGGGTTTAAGGGGGTGCGTACTTCCCTTGTGGATGACCCTAAGATCGTAGAGATATTAGATAGAGATGAGGTTTTGTTTGCTACTGGTGCTCTGTTCCATCCAAACACAGAGTTGCCTAAGCACAGGGATCCTGACGTATATCCTTACAAGTATAGGAGGATACATATTCCTCTTGTAGTTGACCCAGAGAAATGTTATATGATATGGGAGGGTAAGAAAGTTAACTGTTGGGAGTCAGGTAAGTTTTCTGTATGGGATGTACAAGATCACATACATGAAGCGTATAACTATTCAGAAGAACCAATGGAGTTTATCTTCATAGACATAAAAAAATGACACTATTAAATTTAATTAAGGAGAAAGGGTACAAGTATGGTGACATCATACTGTCTTCAGGTAAGACCAGTATGCATTATGTTAACTGTAAGCCCATCTCTCTTAGCAACGAGGGCATTAAACTCATAGCACCAGCACTACTCAAGGAAGTGGATCAGGATGCTGTAGCAGTAGCAGGTGTTACCCTAGGTGGTGACCCACTAGCAACAGGTGTGTCTATTACATCAGGTAGACTAGATGCTATGCTAGTACGTAAAGATCCTAAGGGGTATGGTACTCAGGCAATGGTAGAGGGACCAACCCATCCTATAGGGTCTGTGGTGACTCTCCTAGAGGATGTAATCACAACAGGTAACTCTGCTATCAAAGCAGTAAAGATCCTGCGAGAAGCAGGTTACGTAGTCAACAGAGTGGTTTGTATTGTGGACCGTCAGGATGATGGTGAAGCAGACAAGTTATTCAAGGACAGCAATGTAGAATTAGTGAGTCTCTTTACTTTGAATGAACTGGTATAAGATATACAGACACATACATGATGGCAAGACCAACTACCACTTGAGCGATCAACTCAAGAAGATTGGTCGTGAGAATTTTTGGATAGGTTATGATGATGAACCACGTAACCTAGTGGAGGACTATCTCCAGAAGTTATACAAGAGATTCTTTATCAAACCATGCTTAGGTATGGAGTACTGGGTGTACATACCACCAGACGGTCACACATACACTGGTCCTCATTGGGACAGTGATGAGAGTGTAGAGGAGAAGATTCATCCTGAGTGGGTGGGTGTGGTTGACCTGTATAACTCATGCTCAGGTCTCATGCTTAACGATATGAAATATGGTGATATCAAAGCAAACAAAGTTTTGTGGGTGTATCAAGAGGAAGCAAAGCTTACTCTGTTTCGTGGTGAATATTCATACATGGAACTACCTAACGTAGAGACAAACATATCATTATACTTTGATGTCTGGACTGATCGTAGACCATCTGGGTTAGGTAGAAGTACCCATCTAGACTGGGATCCTCCCACTTTTAAACAATTAATACGGAAGCAGAAACCTATAGAATATGAGGGTGACGTGACAGTTCATACACACACCTGTGGAGACAAAGACTTCGACTATATGACCTTCCATGAACCAACCCACAAGCAAGAAGCCTTGGCATACCTTGTGTCAGAAGAGAAACTGTCCACTAGGGGTTGACTTTTGTAGTCTTCCCGTGTTATAAATAAATCATGAACTGGCACACACAACAGTGTGACAGTTGTAACACAACTTCATACAAAGGACTCGAAAGATCGTACCCCTGCGTAGAATGTAAACAGACTTCCACGTCGAGGAGGTCTAACATCCGTAGGGTATTTTTTTATCCTTACGAGACAATAAGAACTAAAATGTCAATCAGAACAACAATCGCTGCTCTCGCAGCTTCCCCTCTACTAATCTCAGGAGCCGCTTTTGCTGGTCCTTATGTGAACGTAGAAACCAATGCAAATCTAACTGGTTCTAATTATACAGATGCTACTACCGATATCCATATTGGATACGAAGGTACAGCTGGAGAACTTGGATACTATGTTCAAGGTGGACCTGCTGTTAAGGCAACTGATGGTGTAGATGGTACAGATACACAATTCTCAGGAAAGGGTGGCGTATCTTTCGCTGCTACTGAGTCTCTTGGACTTTATGGCGAAGTTTCATTCGCTACTGCTAAGGGCGACGTAGACAACGGATACGGTGCTAAATTGGGTGCTAAGTGGGCATTCTGATCACAAATGTGATATAATTAGAAGGGAGTCTACGGACTCCCTTTTTTCATGCCTTACTGCTATGAAGTTTGAAGATTACTACAAAGAATTCTGTGAAGTCTTTGGACATCCTCTATGGATGATACCCATGATGACCATTGGTATCTTTCTAATGATAGAGGTACTACATACTAATGAGCATTACAATCAGGAAACTGGTGATGCCCACGGTTATTGTGGGCGTAAGGAATGGGTAAAGAAACTACAAGGGGATTATTAGGTGATTGAAATTACAGAAGAACAATTAGAAAAGGAAAAAGATAAGTACCTTGACATGGTGGAGTCTGGTTTTCCTGTCCTACTTACGAAGAAGGATGGTGGTAAGCAACTTATGGTTCCCCAAGATCCTAATTCTATACAAGGGATTTGTGACATCTAAATACATATAAAGATACTTAAACATGGCTTGGAATGTACATGTAGTTATCGATACCCATAGTGCTGCCGAGTTAGCTAGTGGGGTAACTACCCTAAAAACTTTCGCAACTGGGTTCCCAGGCGTAACACCTACAGTACACGATACTTGTCGTACTGGTGAGCAGACAGCATACTTAAAGCAGTGGTGTACTGATAACGGTGCTGTATACTCAAGAGCTATGGGTGCGTTTAAGAAGATGGAGTTGGTCTATGAAGAGATCCTTCGTCGTTCTACACAACCTACAGTCGTAGCATCAGGTGATTTAGTATTCTATGAGGATATGAGAGGGACATCTGTTCCTAGATTATTCAAAGGACAACTTGTACCAGGTGGTGCTGGCAAGAAGAGCATAGCTTTCCCTAATCATAATGTGGTTAAAGAAAGTGCTTACACTGTATCACTTTTGTTCCTTAAGGATCCTACAGCAGTACAGCAACAGATAATAAAAATTAATAATGAGTGGGAAGAGCAGACCATCTGGCAAGCATCTTAT